AAATATACCAAAGTTCCTATTAATGGTGATGGTCAAGGTGCTGAAGCAACTGTGGTGATTAATAGTTCTTCAAAAGTGGAATCAGTTACTGTTTCTAAGGGTGGTTCTAATTATAGTTTTGGAACATTGGATTTAGCAGAAGGTGGAGTCCCTACAGGAACCACTGCAGCTGCATTTGATGTTATCATTCCTCCTCAAGGTGGTCATGGTGCTGACATTTATAGAGAACTAGGAGCAAAAAATGCTCTTGTTTATGCTCGAATTGAAAACGATGCAGAAAATCCTGATTTTATCACTGGACAAGAATTTGCTCGTGTAGGTATTGTTCAGAATCCTGAGGCATATAATTCTACTGAAAATTTAGAATTGGATAAAGCAAGTGCTGTATATGCTTTAAGATTGACTGGTGCTGGTGCTAGTACTGCTACATTTACTGCAGATGATTTTATCACTCAAACTATAGGGGTTGGATCAACTGCTGTAGGAAGAGTTATTTCTTATGATCAAACAACTTCTGTTCTGAAGTATTGGCAGGACAGATCTACTGCTGGTTTTAATACCGATGGTAGTGCAAATACGGATCCTACTTATGGATTCCAAATGGATAGATTTACTGCGAACATTAAATCTGGTGGATCATTTAATATTGTTGGAGGATCTGAAACTCTAGCAATTAGTACATCATTCACAGGTCTCTCTACTGTAATAAATAGTAGGACTTATTATCTTGGTCAGTCATTTACCGCAGGTGTGGCCAATCCAGAAGTTAAAAAATATTCTGGTGATATTATATACGTTGATAATAGACCGTCGATCACTAGATCAACAAACCAAAAAGAAGATATCAAAGTCATTTTGCAATTCTAAAGAATTATGTCTCAGGAAACCAATCTAAACGTCGCACCTTACTTTGACGATTTTAATGCAAGTAATGACTATTACAGTGTACTATTTAAACCTGGATATCCAGTTCAGGCAAGGGAATTAAATAATTTACAATCAATCTTACAAAATCAGATTGAAACATTTGGGCAGCACTTTTTTAAAGAAGGTGCTAAAGTTGTACCAGGTAATACTTATTATAATAAAGAATATAACGGTATACAATTAGAACCTAGTTTTTTAGGAGTTCCAATATCTAATTATTTGGGACAATTAGTGGGATCTAAAATTACTGGATTAACTTCTGGTGTTACTGCAACGGCTACTAAGTGTGTTCTTGGAAGGGATTCTGCAAATGGAAATGCTACTCTTTATGTAAGTTATTTGGGATCAGACTCTACAGATAATCTTCAAGGAATTTTTCTAGATAATGAATTATTAACATCAAGTGTAGATATAATTTCTGGGGCAACAGTTATTGCAGCTGGAGAACCATTTGGCCAAACAATGGTCAATAATGCAAATGTAACGGGATCATCTTTTACTATAAAAAATGGAATTTATTTTGCCAAGGGAAGGTTTGTAGAAGTAAATGAGGAAAATATTCTTTTAGATCCATTTGGGACTACTCCAAGTTATAGAATTGGTCTCTTTATTAATGAATCGATAATCAATGCGGATATGAATCCTACATTGAATGACAATTCAAGAGGATTTAATAATTATTCTGCACCTGGTGCGGATAGACTTAGAATTACCACCTCTCTAATCAAAAAAGATTTAGATGATTTTGATGATAATAACTTTGTTCAATTAGCAACGGTAGAAAATGGTGTTTTAAGAAGTCAGACCACGACGACTGATTATAATATCCTACAAGATGAGTTAGCTAGGAGAACCTATGCCGAATCAGGTGATTACTATGTTAAACCTTTTGGTGTTGGTGTAAAGGAATCTTTAAATAATTATCAAGGAAATAATGGTGTATTTAATGCTGACCAATTAACATATGAAGGATTAATTCCTTCTGATAATCTTGGACTTTATCAGATTTCTCCAGGTAGAGCATTTGTAAAAGGATATGATATAGAGACTATTAGTTCTACCTATCTTGATTTTGAAAAACCAAGAACCACTTTAAGTCTTGATGACCAAGGAATAAACTATAATACTGGAGCAACTTTAAAATTAAATAATGCGTATGGAAGTCCGCAGATAGGTATTGGTAATACTTATGTTTTAAGTCTTAGAGATACACGAGTAGGAAGTGCTGCTACTCTTCCTGCAGGTAAAGAAATTGGATTAGCAAGAGTATATGATTTTGATTTGGAATCAGGATCTTATGATAGAAGTAATGAAAATATTAACGAGTGGGATCTTACTCTTTATGATATTCAAACAGTCACAGAAATTACTTTAAATGAGTCTATTACATTAACTGTTCCATCTCATATTAAAGGAAAGTATAGTGGAGCAACTGCATTCATAAAATCTCCTGTTGCAGCTGGAGTTGCTGTAACAGTTTATGATGTCAAAGGAGACTTTATTAAGAATGAAAATTTCATTATAGATGGGGTAGAAAATACAAGAGTTGCGGTTGCAGTAACTAATTACGGTATTTCGGATATAAAGTCCGTTTTTGGTAATACAAATGGGCCAGACATGAATACAGTGGGTGCTGCACAGACGTTTGCTGCAGATACGATTCTCTCACCGATTACTTCAATTGGTATAGGAACTATTACCCAAGAAGGATGGAATACTACAAGTGGTAGCATCAGTACAGTAAGAAGCACTAGTTCAAACTTTCCAGGACAAATAAGAACTGGAAACTTAATCAGATTTAGTAGTACTAATGCAGTTGATCCAGTTTTAGCATCTGTTGTAAGTGTTGGAACAACTCATATTGTGGTTGCTGGTGTTACTACTGTTACTGGAGTAGCAGAGGGTAAACTACCTGGTACTATAACTCAAGTTTCTGATCTTGCAGTTGTTGGAGCAGATCTTCAAAAAGCAAGAGATGTTTCTTTCTATACACAACTTCCTAAAAATAATATTTCTAATGTAGATCTAACAGATGCATCATTAGTTATTAGAAAGACACAAAATGTAAACATCACAGATGGTCAACTTGCAACTGCTCTTGATGCAGGTACTAATGAAACATTTTTACCGTTTACAGTAGAGAGATATTTCTTACAAAGAAGTGATGGAACCACTGAAGTTCTCACAAGTGATAAGGTACAGATTAATGCAGCATCTACTCAACTCCAAATTTATGGTTTAGGTGGAAATGATGATGCAGTTCTTGTTACTACACTTAAAAAACTTAAACCAAAATCCAAGGTAAAAATAAGAAATAGAGTTAATACCTTATTAGTTGATAAATCTACCAATGAAGCATCAGGTATTACTACTTTGACTGCTAATGATGGACTTACCTATGGTAATTATCCTTATGGAACACGAGTTCAGGATGAAGAAATATCATTAAATGTTCCTGATGCTATAAAAATACATGCGGTTTATGAATCTCCATCAACTTCTGATCCATCTGCACCAACTTTAACATTAGATTCACTTACAGGGCCTACTGGAAAGACTGCTGACCTTGTAATAGGCGAAAAAGTTACAGGAAAAACTAGTAATGCGTGTGGATATGTTGCAGAATCCGTAACTAATTCTCAAATTACATTTATTCCTCAAAATGAAATTAATTTTAAGGAAGGAGAAACGGTTTTATTTGAAGAATCTAAAGTTGAGGGAGTGGTAACGACTATTGATGCATCTAGTTTTGATATTACATCTAGTTTTGATGGTGAAAATGGACAAAAAGAAGATTTTTACAATTATTCTATAATTAGAAGAAAATCTGATGCAACGGCTCCCAATAAAAAGATAAAAATATACTTCTCCAATGGTTATTATCAGTCAACTGATGATGGAGATGTTACAACAGTAGATTCTTATTCCACTTTTAACTACTCAACTGAGATTCAATCAGTAAATGGTATCAGAAATACTGATTTGATTGATATCAGACCCAGAGTTTCAGATTATACTGTAGATGAAAATGTAAGATCTCCTCTTGAATTCTATGGAAGAACCTTTAATGCTTCAGGAAACTCTGCTGCAAATATTTTAGCATCAGATGAAACTATAGTAACTGATTTTTCATGGTATCTTGGAAGAATTGATTCCATTTATCTTACTAAAGATGGTCAATTCCAAGTTAAAACAGGAGTTCCTTCCGAACAACCAGAAGAACCTGGAACAGTTGATGATGCATTGAAGATTGCAGTAGCATCTATTCCTCCTTATCTCTATAATACCTCGGATGTTTCTTTGAATTTCTTCCAATATAAGAGATATACAATGTCGGATATTGGCCGACTTGAGAATAGAATTAAAAATCTTGAGTATTATACCACTCTTTCACTTTTAGAAGCAGATACTGCTAGTCTATTCCTTCCTGATCAAAATGGAATCAACAGATTTAAGTCAGGATTCTTTGTTGATAACTTTACTTCTTTCCTTGCACAATCAAATCTTGTTGAATATAAGAATAGTATTGATATCAAACTCAGTGAGTTAAGACCAAAACATTATACTACCTCAGTGGATCTACTGATGGGCCCTGTTGAAAATGTACCAGCTAATGCAGATCTGGCATTTACTACTCCTCAAGGAACAAATATTAAAAAAACAGGAGATATTGTAAGTTTAAGTTACAATGAAGTAGAATATTTACTACAAGTTAATGCAACCAGAACTGAAAGTGTAACACCTTTCATAATAAGTTTTTGGGGAGGAAGTATAGAACTAACTCCTGCATCTGATAACTGGGTTGATACTGAAAGACTGCAAGCTAATATTATAAATGTTGAAGGAAATTTCACTCAATCAGTTCAAGATTTAACCGATATGTTTGGAGGAGATCCTCAAAGTGGATTTGGTTCTGTTGTATGGAATTCTTGGGAAGAAATCTGGGCGGGAGTAAATCAAGATCCTCAACCTGCGAATATTCAAATTAGAGATCAGTGGCAAGGAAATCAACTTTGGAGAACTACCTTTAGTGTTACCGATCAGATTCGTACAGGAACTAGAAGGATTGTTACAGAACAATTTGATCAACAATCACAAGGAGACAGACTTGTAAGTAGAGATTTGATTTCATTCATGAGATCAAGAAATGTTCAGTTTGTGGGATCAAGAACTAAACCTTCTACCAGACATTATGCATTTTTAGATGGAAGAGATGTAACTCCATATTGTGTTCCTAAATTATTGGAAATCACAATGATTTCTGGAACCTTCCAAGTTGGAGAAACTATTAGAGGAACTACTAGGCCAACAGGTGTATTGCCTATTACAAATGATGATGCTCGACCCTCTATTAGATTTAGAGTTGCTCAATCTAATCATCAAGAAGGTCCATATAATGCACCTACCAAAACTTATGGAACAAGTCCCTATGGATCTAATCTAGTTCCAAGCAGTTATTCAACAACTTCCACGACGTTGAATATTGATACTTTCTCATTAGCAAATGAGCCTCAAGGTTCATATTGGGGATGGGTGGAGCAAGATATGATATTAGTTGGTGGAACAAGTGGAGCGATGGCAACTATTTCTAATGTTCGATTAATATCTGATCTGGGATCAAATATATTGGGAAGTCTCTTTATTCCTAATCCAAATATTTCTAGTAATCCAAAATTTGAAACAGGAAGTAAAACACTCTCTTTAATTAATAATGCATCTAATGATAGAAATGCAGCGACAAGTATTTCTGATCAAAATTTCACATCTTCAGGTATTTTAGAAACAATACAAGAAGATATCGTTTCAGTAAGAAATGCTAGTATCTCAGTGGAAACTATTACTGATACTAGAACTCAAACAACGCAAATTAATAGGAATGTCATAGCACAAAGAGATCCTTTAGCTCAATCATTCTTTATAGAAGATACAACAGGTATTTTCTTAACGAGTTGTGAAGTATTCTTTGCTACTGTAGATGAAAATGAGTTACCTGTTACGTTCCAATTAAGAACTATGCAAAATGGATTACCTACTACAAAGGTAATTCCATTCTCTGAAGTTAACATATCTCCCTCTGATATAACAATTTCAAATGATGGATCTATTGGTACAACATTTACCTTTAAGGCTCCTGTTTATTTGGAAGGAGGTATTGAATATTGTATGGTTCTTCTATCCGATTCTTCTCAATATTCAGTCTTCATTTCAAGAGTGGGTGAGATTGATTTAATAACACAAACATTTGTATCACAACAACCAACTTTAGGATCTTTATTCAAGTCACAGAACGCTTCTACATGGGAACCAAGTCAATGGGAAGATCTTAAATATAGTCTTTATAGAGCAGATTTTGCAACTAGTGGATCTATAGAATTATATAATCCAGAATTGGATGAAGGTAATAAGCAAATAGCTCATCTATTATCTGACCCATTACAATTAACAGGAAGAAAGATTAAGGTGGGAATTGGATCTACCTTAAATGATACAGCCCTTACCGTTGGTAATACTGTACTTCAACATGGAAGTAATGCAACAGGTACTTATGTTGGTAATGCAGGTATTGCAACAGGAACTTTAAATATTATTAATGCAGGTATTGGATACACTCCTATATCAGGAACTTATCAATTTAATCAAGTTCCTCTTACTAATGTAACGGCTGCAGGAAATGATGCTGTGGCAGATATTACTATCACTAATGGTGTCGCAGCTGCTGCAACTATCTCCTCCTTTATTGTGGGTTCTGGTGGTACAGGATATGTTCCAGGTGATGTTTTGGGAATAGGAACAATTGGTAACAATTCATTGGGATTAAATGCTCGACTCTCTGTTGTTTCGATTGCAAATACCTCTCAATTAATTCTTGATAATGTTCAAGGAGACTTTATCACAGGAACAGGAAATACCGTTAGGTATATTAATAATACAGGTCTTACAACTGATCTTAATGGTGCGAATAATGTTGGTGGTAATGTAACAATTTCTGATATTGAGACTGTTAATACTGGATTGAATATAGTTGTTAATCATAAGAATCATGGAATGTACTTTACTGATAACTATGTGACTGTTTCTAAGGCACAAAGTGATATCATTCCTACAAAACTTGTTAATGATTTGGCCACAACAGAAACTGGAAATATAACAGTTGATAGTGCTACTAACTTTGATCAGTTTGAAAATGTAGGTGTAGGAACTACTAACTATGGTTACTTGAAGATAGGAGAAGAAGTACTTTCTTATGAGAGTGCTGATGGAACTACTATCGGTATTACCTCAAGAACCATCGATTCTACAACCACCAAGAATTATCTTGCAGGTACTCCAGTTTACAAGTATGAGTTGGGCGGTGTTTCCTTACGGAGAATCAATAAAACTCACTACTTAGGAAACGTCTCAATTGCTGATTCTATTACCTTTGATTCTTACAATATTAAACTTGATATGGGATCAAGTGGCCTTGGAAGGTCTACGGGAGCAAGTTTCCCTATTCTTTATATGGGCCAAACCAAATCAGCTGGTGGAGACAATGTAACTGCTACTCAAAATATTCCTTTTGAAATTATTAATCCACAGATTCAAAATCTTGCTCTTTCGGGGACTAATCTCACATCTGAAGTAAGAACCGTTACGGGTGCAAGTTTAGATGGAAATGAAATTCCTTATGTGGATAAGGGATTTGAAGGAATAGCGATTGGACAAAATAATTATATGTCCTCTCCTCGTATTGTAGCTTCCAATATTAACCAAACTAATAACTTACCTACTTTACCTGGAAATAAATCATTGAATATGAGAGTTAATTTAACCACTACGGATTCTAAATTATCTCCATTAATTGATACACAAAGAATGAGTGTTATTTTCTCCTCTAATAGAGTTAATGCACCTATTTCAAATTATGTAACTGATAATAGAGTGAACAGTGCGTTTGATGATCCAAATGCTTTCCAATATCTTTCTAAAGAGTTCCAATTAGAAAATTCTGCTACTACTTTAAAAATTATTTCTGACGCATATATCAACACTGATGCTGATATCAGAGCATTCTATGCAGTTAGTAATTCTGCTGGAACGGATCCAGTTTATATGCCTTTCCCTGGTTATAATAATATTGATGGTAAGGGTCAGATAATCGATGTAGCTGATAATGATGGAAGATCCGATACATTTGTATTCCCATCTACTAACGAAGAAATTTTGACACCAAGCAATGAATTTAAGGAGTATGCGTTTAGTATAAATGATCTTCCTTCATTCAAGTTCTATAGAATTAAGACTCCTTGCACTAGCATAATATGTCTTATTTGAAAGTGGAAGGACATGGTGAATTGTATAGAGATTCTACAACTAATTCTATTGTGAATCGAAATACATCTGATTATAATCGTTACATGTCTCAGAAAAAAACTAAAAATGAAGAGGCTGAAAAAGTGGATACTATGGAGCAAGATCTTGCATATTTAAAAAATGAAATTAATGAAATCAAATCTTTACTTAAGGACTTAGCAAATGGCTAATCAAAATATAACATTTGATACCGAGTCAGGAACTCCGTATGAGTCCAATTTGACTATTAACGGTGGTGCTAATTTTAGTAATATTTTTACGGTAAAGAAACCAAATTCACAAGCCTTTGATTTTACCGATTATAGTGGGTCATCCCAAATGACAAAGAGTGTAGCAATAGGTGCTACAGATCCTGCTGATGCTACTTTTACCGTTGGATTTACAAGTGCTATTGGAGGAAAGTTAGAAATTTCATTAGGATCAACTGCCACTCGAAGTTTAGAGGCAGGAAGATATGTTTATGATGTTTTAGTTAATTCAGCATCTTCTACTAATACAACAAATGTTTTAGATACGGCTATCTCTGTAGGGAATACTGCAGGGATTGGTACTACTGCATTTACCTTTATTAAGGTTACGAATGTTGCTGTTGGTGATTCTGTTACTATAGGTGATAAACTCTCTGAAGTTCCTGTTGTAAGTGTAGCAACTACTAATAATAGGATTACAGTCGGAACAGCATTTACATCGTCCTCACAGATCCTTCCAGGTACTGCTGTGACCTTTAGTAGGGTATCAACAGCATCTACCATTTATAGGATTGTTCAGGGTTCTATAATAGTCAAGGCAGGTATCTCTTCCGCACCTTCCTAAATAATTTCACAGGAATAGTAAATAGATGGCTCAACCAAACAGTAGGTCAGACTTTAAAAATTATCTATTAAGGCAACTGGGAGCACCTGTGCTGGAAATTAATGTTGCGGATGAACAAATAGATGACATAATTGATGATGCTCTTCAGTATTTTCATGAAAGACATTTTGATGGAGTATTGCAGACATATTTAAAATATAAAGTAACACAGGATGATATTGATAGAGGGAAGGGGCCTGGCCAAGATGGAGTATTAGGAATAACAACCACTACTGCTACCTCTACTATTGATGGGAATGCGGTACAGTTTGATTGGGAAGAAAATAGTAATTACTTACAAGTACCTCCTGCGGTTATTGGAGTTACTAAAGTATTTCACTTTGACGGATCACGGTCTATGTCAAATGGTATGTTCAGTATTAAATATCAATTATTCTTAAATGATATTTACTTCTGGGGAGCAATGGAAATGCTCACTTATACAATGACACGGACATATTTGTCTGACCTAGAGTTTGCATTAACGACAGAAAAGCAAATAAGATTTAATCAAAGAATGGATAGATTGTATATCGATGTTGATTGGAGTGAATTAACGGCAGGTGATTATCTTATCATGGATTGTTTTAGAACTGTTGATCCTAATGATTATTCAAGAGTATGGAATGATTCATTCTTAAAGAAATATACAACTGCTCTTCTTAAGAAACAATGGGGGCAAAACCTAATCAAATTCCAAGGAGTAAAACTTCCTGGTGGTGTTGAATTAAATGGTCGGGAAATTTATGAGGATGGTGTAAAAGAACTGGAAGTAATACGAGAAATGATGTCCAATACTTATGAATTACCACCTCTTGATATGATAGGCTAATGGCATTAAATCCCTATTTTATCCAAGGAACTTCTGGAGAACAGAGTCTAGTTCAGGATCTCATCAATGAACAGTTGAGAATGTATGGTGTGGAAGTTTATTATCTTCCTCGTCAATACGCAAAGACTGACAATGTTATTAGAGAAGTAATATCATCTGATTTTAATTTTTCATATCCTATTGAGGCATATGTAGATAATTTTGATGGATATGGGGATAATACTGTCATGCTTTCTAAGTTTGGAATCCAAGCAGAAAATGAATTAACTGTAACGATATCAAAAGAAAGATTTGAAAACTATATTAGTCCTCTAATTAAAAACTTACCAAACGTTGAATTATCGACAAGACCTAAGGAAGGGGATCTAATCTATTTCCCACTAGGGGATAGGTTGTTTGAGATTAAGTTTGTAGAGCACGAAAAACCATTCTATCAGTTAAAGAAAAATTACGTTTATACATTAACCTGTCAACTCTTCAGAGCAGAAGACGAAATACTCGATACTGGTATTGAAGAGATTGATGATACATTTGATACTGACTTTAACCTCAGAACTCTTACATTGGTAGCAGCAGGAGCCACTGCAACGGCA